AGGGTGACAGCCTCGCTATGGCCGCCGGCATGACACCCAAACAATTTCGTGTGTTGGCCGACGCAGACCCGCTAGTCGAAATGGCAGAGATCAAAGGTCGTGCCGACGGCGAGATGGTAGCGGCCAAGACTATGTACGAAGCGGCACGCGATGGCGACAGCAAGGCTGCGCTGGAGATACTCAAGCATCAGCACGGCTGGGTAGCCAAGCAGCAGATCGACGTAAACATCGACCAACAGATAAGCATCACAGGCGCGCTAGAAAAAGCACAGACGCGCGTCATCGAAGGGCTGTACACTGACGTCACACCCGCGATAGAGGACAACAGCAATGCAAGCACCGATATATTCAGCCCAAGACGAGATGGAGTTGATGGCAAGGTTGTGGTCGCCGACGCTGAAGGATGACCCGCTAGCGTTCGTACTGTACACATTCCCGTGGGGCCAAGCTGGCACGCCGCTGGAACATTTCCCCGGCCCGCGTAAATGGCAGCGCCAGATACTCGCCGACTTGCGTGACCACATCAAAGAGAACAACGGTAAGGTTGACTTCAGCACTGCACGGCTGGCGATTGCGTCAGGGCGCGGTATTGGCAAGTCCGCCTTAGTGTCATGGTTGACGATATGGATGCTGTCATCAAGGATCGGTAGCACCACCATCGTGTCGGCGAACTCCGAGGCGCAGTTGCGGTCCGTAACATGGGCAGAAATAACTAAGTGGCTGGCGATGTCGCTCAACAGTCACTGGTTTGAGATAGCCGCCACACGCATCATGCCCGCCAAGTGGCTAACAGAACTGGTCGAGCGTGACCTCAAGAAAGGTACGCGCTACTGGTCAGTCGAAGGCCGGCTGTGGTCCGAAGAGAACCCTGACGCCTACGCTGGTGTCCACAACTTCGACGGTGTGATGCTGATATTTGACGAAGCCAGCGGTATACCTGACAGCATCTGGTCGGTGAGTGACGGCTTCTTCACAGAGAATACGCCGCATCGGTTTCATCTGGCGTTTTCCAACCCGCGGCGCAACACAGGCTATTTCTACGAAACGTTCCACAGCAAGCGGGCGTTCTGGTCAACACGCGTCATCGACGCCCGCGATGTCGAGGGTACAGACAAACACCTGTACCAGCGCATTATTGATGAGTACGGGCCAGACAGCTACCAAGCCAGTGTCGAAGTGTACGGTAACTTCCCGTCTGAAGGTGATGATCAGTTCATCGGCAGCAATCTGGTCGATGACGCCATGAAGCGTGCGCCTGTCAAAGATACTAGCGCGCCCATCGTCATAGGTGTGGACCCTGCACGGTTCGGGGCTGACGCTACCGTCATCGCCATACGGCAGGGGCGTGACATCTTGGAACTACGCAGACACCGCGGTGCGGACACTATGGAAGTGGCAGGCCATGTCATCGACGCCATAGAGCAGTTCCAGCCGGCGCTGGTCTGCATCGACGAAGGCGGGCTAGGCGCAGGCGTCGTGGACAGGCTGAAAGAGCAGCGGTACAAGATACGCGGCGTGAACTTCGGCAATAAGGCCAAGAATCAAACAATGTGGGGTAACAAGCGTGCAGAGATGTGGGGCGCCATGCGTGACTGGCTCAGGACGGGCCACATACCGACAGACAGATTCCTGAAGACGGACCTCATAAGCCCGCGCACTAAGCCGGACAGCAGGGGGACGCTGTTCCTAGAAAGCAAGAAAGATATGAAGTCACGCGGGCTGGCCTCGCCTGACGCAGCGGACGCCATAGCGGTGACGTTCGCATTTCCTGTAGCATCTACTGATCCGCGTCTGACACGCGTTGACAAGCATCGCACAAGAGGCTATTCTCCCGGCGGAATATCTACATCGTGGATGGGCAGTTAATGGCTGACAAGAAGAAATCAGTGTCGCTATCCGTTGGCAGAGGCGAGAAACTGCCTGTGTCAAAGGGTGCGGGCCTGACAGCCGCTGGCAGAGCCAAGTATAATGCTGCTACAGGTAGTAACTTAAAGGCGCCTGCGCCCAGCCCGAAGACAAAAGCAGATGCGGGACGCAAAGCGTCATTCTGCGCGCGCATGGGTGCAGTAGCTGCTAAGGCAAAAGACGGCGAGCGTGCCAAAGCTAGTTTGAAAAGGTGGAAATGCCCATGAAACCCGGACTGTATGCAAACATCAACGCCAAGAAAGCCCGCATAGCTGCTGGCTCTGGCGAGAAAATGCGTAAAGCAGGCGACAAAGGTGCGCCTTCTGCTAAAGATTTCAAAGACAGCGCCAAAACCGCTAAAAAACCAGCTAAGAAGGGTAAGTAAATGCCAGCCAACAAATTCACTAGAGCGTTGTACAAAACCGGCACTGTAGCTGCTGAAAAAGCTGCCATTGCTAACCGCGACCCAGCCCGCAAGGCAGCCGCTAAAGAGATCACGGCACGCGAAGGCTCGACAAACCCCGGCGGTGGCCGCGCAGTCAAGATGCCTGCCAAACCTACCGCGCCAAAGATGCAGAAAGTTATCAGCATGACTACAAACATGAAGTCATCGCCAATGGGTAAAAAGCGTTAATCATGCCCCTTAGTAAGTCACCCAGCAAAGCTGCGTTCCGCAAGAACATCAAAGCAGAAGTAAATGCGGGTAAACCTGTGAAACAAGCCGTCGCCATCGCCTACAGCGTGAAGCGCGCCGCCAGCAAAGGCAAGAAATAATCTATGGCCGACCCCACAGGCATTGAAGCGGCAGGCAAAGTCGCCAACGTAGGATCGAACGCGCCTAAGACAACGCGCGACGATCACGATAAGATGGCTACCCTGCGTAGCCGTCTTCAAATGGCGCAGGCTGCGTATTCAGACAGCCGTGAGGACGAACTAGACGATCTACGCTTTATGGCCGGCAGCCCTGACAACCAGTGGCAGTGGCCTGCTGACGTGTTGTCAACACGCGGAAGCGTGCAGGGTCAATCTATCAACGCACGTCCATGCCTGACAATCAACAAGCTGCCACAGCACGTCCGTCAGGTAACAAACGAACAGCGCCAGAACCGGCCAAACGGTAAAGTAATACCCGCGGATGACAACGCCGACGTACAGGTAGCCGAGATTTTCAACGGTGTGGTCCGCCACATTGAGTATATGTCAGATGCCGACGTTGCGTATGACACAGCCTGCGACAACCAAGTCACTTACGGCGAAGGTTACATCCGGCTGCTGACTGAGTATTGCAACGACGATACGTTCGACCAAGACATCAAGATTGGCCGTGTCCGTAACGCATTTAGCGTTTACATGGACCCCACCATTCAAGACCCATGCGGCTCAGATGCCGAATGGTGCTTTATCACCGAAGATATACTAAAGTCAGAATATGAGCGTTTGTTCCCTGACGCATCGCCAATCAGCACATTATATAGCCAAGGCGTTGGCGATCAGGGCATTTCGTCGTGGCTGCAAGAAGATACAATCCGCATCGCGGAGTATTTTTACAACGTTTACGAGCCTGAAACGCTGCATCTGTACCCAAATAACCAGACTGCCAAGGCTAACTCGCCTGAAGACAAGCAACTTAAAGAAATGTACGGCAAACCGCTTCGCACACGCAAAGTGGACCGAAAAAAAGTCATGTGGATGAAGACCAATGGCTATGACATTCTTGATGAGCGCGAGTGGTCAGGCAAATATATCCCTGTCGTGCGCGTAATTGGCAACGAATGGGAAGTTGACGGACAGATTTACATCTCTGGGCTTGTGCGTAATGCCAAAGATGCCCAGCGTATGTACAACTACTGGACCAGCCAAGAGGCAGAAATGCTTGCATTGGCCCCTAAAGCGCCGTTTATCGGTTACGGCGGCCAGTTTGAAGGTTACGAAAACCAGTGGAAGACTGCCAACACGACCAACTGGCCGTATTTGGAAGTCAACCCAGACGTTACAGACGGCGCTGGAGGCGTTCTCCCGCTACCTATGCGTGCACAGCCACCGCTACCCCAAACAGGTCTGATACAGGCTAAAATGGGCGCTGGAGAGGACATCAAGGCCACAACCGGCCAGTATGATGCGTCGCTGGGCCAACAAGGCAACGAACGGTCGGCAAAAGCTATCGTCGCACGCGAAAAGCAGGGCGATGTTGGCACGTATCACTACGTTGACAACCTTGCGCGGGCAATTCGCTACATTACGCGCCAAATCGTCGATATGATCCCTAAAATCTACGACACGCAGCGCATTGCACGCATCATTGGTGCTGATGGCGAAGTCAGCATGGTCAAAATGGACCCGTCGCAGGAAGAACCTGTACGTGAAGTGCGCGATGCTGAAACCGGCGGTCTAATCGAAAAGATTTACAACCCCGGCGTTGGTACATACGACGTTATGGTCACTACTGGCCCCGGCTACATGACCAAGCGTCAAGAAGCACTTGATGCTATGAGCCAGATTCTGCAATCCAACCCACAACTTTGGGCTGTTGCAGGCGATTTGTTCATTAAGAATATGGATTGGCCCGGCGCGCAGGAAATGGCAGAGCGGTTCAAGAAAATCCTTGATCCCAAGGTGCTTGCTACAGGCGATGAGTCACCTGAAATGGCTGCTGCACAGCAGCAAATGGAAGTCATGGCGCAAGAACTGAACCGCATGGTCGATATTATTGAAGGCGTGCAGGCAGACGTTGCGAAGCGTGAAGTAGACATCAAGGAATACAAGGCACAGGTAGACGCCTACGACGCGGAAACAAAACGCATCAGCGCGATGCAAGCAGGGATGACAGAAGAGCAAATTCAGGATATTGTCATGGGGACGATTGCAGGCGCATTGGATACAGGTGATTTGATCAGCGGATCACCAGAAATGCGTGAGCAGCCTGACATGAACGAAGAAATGCCTGAACCGCAACCAATGCCAGAAATGGGCGCCATGCCTGAGATGCCGCCTGAAGGAATGATGTAATGACCGTAAGCCTCAAACATACCTTTCAGTCAGCCAAAACTGACAGTCTTGACACGTCACTTGTTCAGCCGTCCAACTGGAACGAAGAGCATGAATTGGAACTTGCCACCAATAAACTGCTAGGCCGCGCTACCGCTGGTACAGGCGCCGCCGAAGAAATTAGCCTTGGCACTGCCGTATCAATATCGGGCGGCACGCTAGCTGTCACTAACGTACCTGTTGCTAACGGCGGTACAGGTGCAACAACGCTTACTGGCGTAGTTAAAGGTAACGGCACGTCGCCTATGACCGCCGGTACTGTTTCACTTACGACTGAAGTATCTGGCACGCTTCCTGTCACAAACGGCGGTACAGGCGCAGCCACGCTAACGGCTAACAGCGTCTTAATCGGCAACGGCACGTCGGCTGTTACTGCTGTCGCGCCGGGTTCAACGGGCAATCTGCTGACCAGCAACGGCACAACGTGGGCGTCTTCCCCAGCACCCGCAACCGGCGTAAACTTTCCGCAAAACATTCAATCTGCCAACTACACGCTGGTAATTGGTGACGCAGGCAAACAGATATTTCACCCTGCCTCTGATACAGCGTCGCGCACATACACCATTCCGTCAAACGCCAGCGTTGCGTTTCTGATTGGAACGGTTATCTTGTTTACTGTAGAAAACACCGCTAGGGCGGTTACCGTTAGCATTACAAGCGACACGCTTGTGTTTGGCTCAGGTACAACAGGTTCGGTAGCTGTTGCACCTAACAACACGCTTATGGCTATCAAAGTTACCGCTACGAAGTGGATGGCAAACTACTTGTACCAGACAGGTAATCGAAACCAGTTTGGGCAGACTGTTGCTGTAGGAACCCAAGCAACACCCTATATTGCAGCTTATCCGTGGACTACCGCAAGCGGCTACGGTACTAGATACGCCAACCCTACCACGTTGCCGGGTAGCAATACCCCCGGCGTAGCGTTTAATAATTTAGGTAACGCTATTGCCGTGAGTTATTCCGTATACCCGTGGAGTAGTGCTGGGTTCGGCACTAAGTACGCTGACCCCGCTACATTACCCGCTGGCAGCCCCGGTTTTGTAGCGTTTAGTCCGGCGGGCGACGCCATTGCCGTAGTGAGTAATAGTTCCCCTTTTATTTCCGCGTATCCTTGGAGCAATGCTTCGGGTTTTGGCACTAAATATGCTAATCCTGCTACTTTACCCGCCGGCGCTGGCAACGACGTAGCTTTCAGCCCCGCTGGCAATGCTATTGCCGTAGCATCTAGCACAACACCTTTTGTCTTGGTTTACCCTTGGAGCGGTTCTGGCTTTGGCACTAAATACGCTAATCCAGCTACGCTGCTTCCCGCAAATGGCAACGGCGTAGCGTTTAATCCTGCGGGGGATGCTATTGCCTTAGCGCACCAAACATCACCTTTTATTGCCGCCTATCCTTGGAACGTCAGCACTGGCTTTGGTACTAAATATGCTAATCCCGCTACATTACCCGCACAAAACGGCAACAAAATAGCGTTCAGCCCCGCAGGAAACGCTGTCGTTCTAGCGCACAACGGCAGTCCTTATATGTCCGCATACGCGTGGAGCGGCGCGGGCTTTGGTACTAGGTACACTGACCCCGCTACAATACCGGGGTTCAATTGCTACGGTGTAGCTTTTAATACTTCTGGCGATACTGTCGCGTTGGCGTATGATGGCGCGGAAAGAATTATAGCCTATCCTTGGACCGCCGGCTCAGGGTTTGGCACTGTTTATACCCAACCCGCTTCACTACCATCTACCGTGGGTCAAGGCATAGCTTTTACAACCGGCGCATAGGAAAACACATTTTATGGATTACGAACAGTTACCTACAGAATATAAATATGATGTACTTGCTGACGCAATGTATGCGCGTGAAGTTGAGCATTTTCATTATGATTTTGACCGCAAGAACTTTGAGCATCTGCTGGCAAACGCTACAGACAACGAATTTGCGGCTAGCGTAGCAGAGCGCCTCGACGCCACCCGCAAGCAGATGGGTAACGTAAACGCAATAATAGCCGCGCTAAAAGAACAGATCGAAGACCAAGCGGCGTATGCTGCGGCTGTTATACGTGTAACCGCCAAGCGGGAAGCAAAGGAAGCAGAATAATGTGGTATGTCCAAGCCCAAGGCGACACCTTTATACGGCACATCTTTGATGTAGAGCCTACGCAGTGGGATGCGGATAACTATTGCTACGTCCGCGGTTTGACTGACGAACAGGTCGTACATTTTGGTGTTCACAAAAAGCAGATTGTCACGCCGCCATATCACGACCCTGCAACGCAGAGTCTTGAAGAAGGCCCAGCCGTTTTAATTGATGGCGTTTGGACACAGAACTACATCGTGTCGGACCTTAGCGCAGACGAATCAGCCGCAAAGGTTGGCGCACAATGGAATGTCATCCGCGCTCAACGTAACAAGCTGTTGGTCGAATCCGATTGGACGCAGTTACCTGACGCACCTGTAGACGCTGCTGCGTGGGCTACATACCGCCAAGCATTGCGCGACGTAACTGATCAAGCTAACCCGTTTGCTGTTATCTGGCCCGAAAGTCCAACATCATGAAATGCGCTGACTTTGTAGGCACACTGTTTCTCGCGCGCGATGTAGCCCATTCGACGCACCTGAACACACGCAGCTTTGCCAAGCACTCTGCATTGAACACTTTCTATGACGAAGTGATCGAACTGGCTGACAAATTTGCTGAGGCGTACCAAGGCAAATACGGCCTAATTGGTCCTATTTCGCTTATGTCGGCTAAAAAGACAAACAACATTGTCGCGTTTCTTGAAGGTCAGGTAGACGAACTTGAGGAAATGCGGTATAAAGTCGTTGATAAGGATTGCACTCCAATCCAAAACATTATCGACGAGATTTTTGGGTTGTACTACGCAACCTTGTACAAACTTAAATTTCTCGCATAAGGACACGACACATGGAACTTTTACGCCCTCTTACTGATCCTGCCTTTGGTACGCAAAGCGTAGCTTACACCGGAACCGCTGGTTCTGTAACTGGTTGGCCCGCAGGCCCACAAGGCGTGCTGGTGTGGTCTACATCTGACGCGTATATTGCGGTTGGCGAAGGCGTTACAGCCACAACATCAGCAACACCGCTGCCTGCTAACACACCAGTACCTATTTTTGTACAGCAGCCTGCTGGCGGCGCTACGGGCGGTGCGTGGCGCGTTAGTGCTGTCCAGATCAGCGCAAGCGGCACTTTGTACGCAAAGCCGATTAACATCAGATGAGTTTTGGCATCCCCGTCCGTAATGGTTTAGGTATAGGCTTAAAAGCCTCTACTTCGCTGTCTACGCGCGGCGGGGCAAGCGGTCCGCCGCCACTTTTTGCTAGCATACTTATTATTGCTGGCGGCGGCGGCGGCGGCGGCGCGGGCGGCGGCGGCGGCGCGGGCGGTTACATTGCACTTGTCAGCCAAACACTTACTCCATCCACAGTATACACTGTTACAGTGGGCGGCGGCGGGACTGCCGGCAGTACCATTGTTACCGTGGGCGGATCAGGCACTAACAGTTCATTTAGCGGCGTTGCAGGCGGTACATCTACTGGCGGCGGCGGCGGCGGCGCTCCAAATAACGAAAATGGACTTAACGGCGGGTCTGGCGGCGGCGCCACTAAAAATAGTAACGCTGGCATTGCTGGTACGGGTATTTCTGGGCAAGGTTTTGCGGGGGGCACAACTACCTTTAGTTTTGTAGGCGGCGGCGGTGGTGGCGCTTCTGCTGTTGGGGCTAATGCCAGCACCGCAGCTATTGCGGGAGCGGGCGGAAACGGCCTAGCATCATCAATTACAGGTACCTCAGTTACGCGCGCTGGCGGCGGCGGCGGCGGTAATGCTGATGGCGCCGCAATTGGCGGCGCAGGCGGAACTGGCGGCGGAGGAACCGGCGGAGGCACTGGTTCTGCATCTGTTGCCGGCACGGCTAATACCGGCGGCGGTGGTGGTGGCGGCGGCGGTGCGGGAAGCGGCTATGCCGGCGCCGCGGGCGGTTCAGGGGTAGTAATTATTTCTGTGCCAACAGCTAGCTATAGCGGCACAACTACGGGAGCGCCAACAGTTACAACATCAGGCGCAAACACAGTTATGCGATTTAATTCATCGGGAAGCTACACGGCATGAGCCATTTTGCAAAAGTCATTGATGGCGTTGTCACCGAGGTTCTTGTGATTGAGCAGGATGTTATTGACACAGGCGCATTTGGCGATCCTGCGTTTTGGGTGCAGACATCATACAACACGTATGGCGGTCAGCATCCTGAAGGACGCCCCTTGCGTAAAAATTACGCCGGTGTCGGCTACACTTACGACGCAGCGCGCGACGCTTTTATAGCGCCGCAGCCATTTCCGTCGTGGACGCTTAACGAAGATACCTGTTTATGGGTTTCGCCCGTACCAATGCCGGATGACGGCAAGCAGTACATTTGGGACGAAGCAACTCAAGCATATTGTCAAGCCACATAATTTACTGTAGTTTGACCATTAACCGTACTGGTGCGGCACATCAGGAACTCCATAGGAGTTAAACATGGACGAAACAGTCCCCAACGTAGCGGATGCCTCCGCGCCAGAACTCGAAGCCACGGCAGCAATCGAGCCTGTAGAAAACACGACGCCGGAAACGCCTGCTGAACAGGAAGCAAATAAGTCCTTCACACAAGAAGAACTTGACGCAATTGTTGGCAAGCGCCTCGCAAGAGAACAGCGCAAATGGGAGCGCGAACAGGCTCAAAGAGCAGAGGAAGTACAGGCCCGCCAGCAAGCAGGCTATGATATTACCCCTGATCAATTTGAGACATATGAAGATTACGCAGAGGTTTTGGCCGAACGTAAAGCTGAAGAATTGCTGGCACGGCGAGATACTGCCCGTCAGCAAGCTGAAATGCAGGATGCCTACCATGATCTAGAAGAGGCAGCGCGGGACAGGTATGATGACTTTGAACAAGTCGCATACAATCCCAACCTACCGATTACAGATTTCATGGCGCAAAGCATCCAAGCGTCAGACGCAGGCCCAGACGTTCTATATTATCTCGGCTCTAATCCGAAAGAAGCTGATCGTATCGCCCGTCTAGCGCCAATTTTGCAGGCAAAAGAAATTGGAAAACTTGAGGCTTCATTGTCCTCAAATCCGCCGGTTAAAAGAACTTCAAACGCCCCGGCTCCGATTGCGCCTGTCACAGCACGTTCTACTGGGTCAAACCAGTTTGACACAACTGATCCTCGTTCGACTAAGTCAATGACTACGTCGGAATGGATCGAAGCAGAACGTATGCGGCAGATCAAGAAGTACGAGGCACAACGCAACAGATAATTTGGGATTATTACCATGTCTAACTCGATTTTAACAATTGATATGATCACGCGGAAGGCTCTAGAAATTCTAGAGAATAACCTTGTGCTGACACGTAACGTAAACCGCCAGTACGACGATAGCTTTGCTGTCGAAGGTGCTAAAATTGGCTCAACCCTGCGTATCCGTCTTCCAGACCGTGCGCTTGTAACTGACGGCGCAGCCCTTCAGGTACAGGATGACAACGAGCAGTTCACAACTCTTGCTGTTTCCACCCAGAAGCACATCGGCGTCAACTTCACGACTGCTGAATTGACGATGCAGCTTGACGATTTCGCAGACCGCGTTCTCAAGCCACGTATCTCGCAGCTTGCTGCCAGCATCGACGCTGACGTTGCAAACTCGTATCTGACCATCGGTAACACTGTTGGCACGCCCGGCACTACGCCATCAACTTCGGCTGTTCTTCTTGCTGCACAGCAGAAGCTCAACGAAAACGCTGCTGTAATGTCGCCACGCTATGCAACTGTTAACCCTGCTGCCAACGCTGGCTTGGTTGAAGGCCTCAAAGGTCTATTCAACCCAACCGACACGATCAGCAAGCAGTTCAAGAACGGCATGATGGGTACTGGCGTACTTGGTTTCGACGAAATCAATATGTCGCAGTCAATCAAGCAGTTCACCACTGGTTCGCGTACTGCAACTGGCGGCACGACTTCGGCGGCTGTTACTACTGAAGGTGCAACCACCATCGCCATCACTGGTGCTGGTGCAGCCGGCGTAGTCAAAGCAGGCGACGTTTTCACTGTAGCTGACTGCTTCAGCGTTAACCCACAGACCCGTGAAAGCACAGGTTCGTTGTTCCAGTTCGTTGCCCTTGCTGATGTCACACTCAGCGGCGCAGGCGCTGGTAACGTAACTGTTTCACCGATCTACTCGGCTACGCAGGCACTTGCTACCGTCAACACGCTGCCCGGTAACTCCAAGGCAATCATCTTTGTTGGTACGGCTTCTACGCAATACGCGCAGAACCTTGTATACCACAAGGACGCTATCACCTTCGCAACCGCCGACCTTCTGCTCCCACAGGGCGTAGATATGGCTTCGCGTCAGGTGCATAACGGCATCAGCTTGCGCGTTGTTCGTCAGTACGACATCAACAACGACCGTCTGCCTTGCCGTATTGACGTTCTGTACGGTTACAGCACAATCCGTCCGCAGATGGCTGTCCGGATGTGGGGTTAATCTAATACCGGCCCTCGGTTCGCCGGGGGCCAACTATCTTAAAGGATTTTTACTATGCCTACTTTACCTAATGGCGCTGGCGGTTACCAAGTTGGTGACGGCAATCTCGGCGAAATCACTTTTGGTGTTTCAGCTATCCCGACTGCACTTACCGCAGCGGCTACTCTGACCACTGCCGAATTGGCTGGTGGCCTTGTTGTCTACACTTCGGCCAGCACGGCAGACATCACGCTTCCTACGGTTGCGCTTGTCAACGCCGACTTCAGCAGTGCAAAAGTCTACTCGTCTTTTGACATCTCTTTGGTTGCTACCAGCACCGGCGTTCCTACTATCGTAGTAGGCACCGGCTGGACCTTGGTTGGTTCAGGCGCAGGCGTTGCTTCTAAGAGCGTTCTGTTTCGCGCTGTTAAAACTGGCGAAACAACGTACAACCTGTACCGCATCGCTGGCTAATAGGTTTGCCCCGACTACGGTCGGGGCATCCTTTTCAGGAGAAAATCAATGGCTAACAGCAAATCTATCGGTGTTGCTTTCCTCGACCAAGACATTATTGGCGCACAATTTGTCTTGGCTGATGAGCAAATCGGCTACACCGCCGCAGCACAAGGCACAGTTACGCAGGCGACAGACAAGTCAACTGCTGTAACGCTGAACAAGCCTGCTGGTCGCATCACCATGAACAACGCGTCTTTGAACACTGCTACTAACGCTACGTTTACATTGAACAACAGCTTCATTTCTGCAAATGACACTGTTATTCTTACTATCTCTGGTGGTCAAGCGACCGCTGGATCATACAACGTGTTTGCAAACAATTTGAGTACTGGCACTGTCAGCATCAGCCTACGTAACATTTCTGGCGGTTCGCTGTCAGAAGCAGTAGTGATTAACTTTGCAATCATTCATTGCGTATAATTAATTTGGACGGCTTTCGGGCCGTCCATTTTTAATAGTTTTATGGGGATTTTGGCATGGCTACGGCTGGTGAAATAATCAACGGTTCGCTTAGACTTCTAGGTGTTCTGGCAGAAGGCGAAACTCCATCGGCTGAAACGTCGCAGGACGCACTGCGCGCCATGAACCAGATGATTGATAGCTGGAACACTGAACGCCTCGCTGTCTTCTCGACACAAGACCAAGTATTTACATGGCCCGCCGGCATCCTTAGCCGCACGCTTGGGCCAACCGGCAACTTTGTTGGCAACCGCCCTATCTTGCTGGATGACGCTACATATTTCAAAGACCCTAGCTCTGGTATTAGCTACGGCATCAAAATGATTAACCAGCAGCAGTATGACGGCATCGCGGTCAAGACCGTGTCTTCTACGTTCCCGCAAGTTATCTTTACCAACATGACGTATCCTGACATTGAAATGTTTATCTACCCGCGCCCAACGCGCGATCTAGAATGGCATTTCATTTCGGTTGAAGAACTGACACAGCCTGCAACGCTTGACACAGTCCTTTCGTTCCCGCCCGGCTATCTGCGTGCGTTCCGCTATAACTTAGCGTGCGAACTAGCACCTGAGTTTGGCGAAGAACCGTCGCCACAAGTTCAGCGCATTGCTATGTATTCCAAGCGCAACCTGAAGCGCATCAACAACCCTGATGACATCATGTCGATGCCATACAGCCTTATTGCATCGCGCCAGCGGTATAACATTTTTGCAGGAAACTACTAATGAAGACGCCCATACTGGGCAGCGCGTATGTGGCCCGTTCAGTAAACGCTGCCAACGCACGCATGGTAAACTTGTTTCCAGAAGCCGTGCCAGAAGGCGGCATAGAGCCAGCGTTTATTCAGCGTTGCCCCGGCTTGCAACTTCAGCAGACCATTGGTGATGGCCCGATCCGCGGACTGTGGGCGCACCAGACACGCGGCGATGACTTTTACGTTGTGTCTGGCTTTGAAGTCTACAAGCTGTCCAGCCTGACCGGAACACCTGTCAAGCTGGGCGACGTAACCGGCACTGGCCCTGTGTCCATCGCTGACAACGGCACACAGATATTCTTCGCCTGCAATCCTGATGCGTTTATTTACGACGAGTCAACCAATACGTTTGGGCAGATCACTGACCCTGACTTTCCGGGCGCGGTTACTGTCGGCTATCTCGACGGTTATTTTGTGTTTAACGAGCCTAATAGCCAGAAACTTTGGGTGACGCAGCTTTTTGACGGCTTCCAGATTGACCCGCTAGAGTTTGCCAGCGCCGAAGGTAGCCCTGACGGCGTCGTCGGCATACTGGTAGACCACCGCGAATGTTGGGTGTTTGGCACCGACTCCACCGAAGTGTGGTACAACTCTGGCGGTCTAGACTTCCCGCTATCGCCGATCCAAGGCGCGTTCAACGAAATCGGTTGCGCTGCGCCGCACTCCATCGCCAAGATGGACAACACCGTGTTCTGGCTGGGCGCAGACGCACGCGGCCAAGGCGTCATTTACCGGGCAGCCGGCTATAGCGCGCAGCGCATATCAACGCACGCGATTGAATGGCAAATCCAAAACTACCTAGATATGAGCGACGCTGTAGGTTACACCTACCAGCAGGACGGCCATGCGTTCTACGTCCTGTCGTTTCCGTCCGCGGATGAAACTTGGGTGTACGACGCTGCCACTGGCGCATGGCACCAGCGGTCATCTTACTCCGCTCTTGCGCCGACTGAAGGCGCGTTTAACGCCGAAGCTTTTAGTGACGCGTATTACCTAGTACTGCCGCTTACACCTTCTGGCGTCAGCGGCGCGTTCTCACGCCATCGCAGCAACTGCCAGTGTAACTTCCAAGGCAACATCATCGTCGGTGACTACGCCAACGGCAACGTTTACACGTTTGAACTAAACGTTTTTGAAGACAACGCGATAGCGCAGCGTTGGTTGCGGTCGTGGCGCGCACTGCCAACGGGCCAAAACAATCTCACGCGTACAGCAAACCATAGCTTGCAGCTTGAGTGCGAAACAGGCGTTGGCCTGAACGACGGCCAAGGAAGCGACCCGCAAGCCATGCTCCGCTGGTCCGACGATGGCGGCCATACATGGTCCAACGAACACTGGGCGTCTATGGGCAAGATCGGCGCAACAGGCACCCGTGTCATATGGCGCCGGCTTGGCATGACGCTGAAGCTGCGCGACCGCGTCTACGAAGTGTCTGGCAGTGACCCTGTCCGCATTTACTTGACCGGCGCTGAACTGCAACTGAGCGGCACAAATGCCTAACGACTTACTTACCCGTATCCCCGCGTCACGCGTTCCGATTACGGACGCGTCTGACGGCACGGTGACGCGCGAGTGGTACAGGTATCTGTTTAATCTATTTACGTTGACGGGCGGCGGGCAAGCTAACTCGGCAGCAAGTTCGTCTTTCGGGCAAGACTTGGCCCCAATGTACACGCCGCAGGTGAGCGACAAGCGTTACGGTGCGTTCTTCGACACCACCACGCAGACAGCCGCCGCCACTAGTACGGCGTATCCAATCACGCTTAACTCTACGAGCATAACTGACGGCGTCTACATCGGCACGCCTACGTCGCGTGTGTATGTAGACCGCGTAGGTACGTACAACTTTCAGTTTTCCGCGCAACTTAACAAATCCGGCGGCGGTTCAGGAAACGTTTTTATCTGGTACAGAGTAAACGGTACTAACGCGGCAAACTCTGCAACAAGCGTGACGTTAGCTGGAAGTAGTTCAGCGGCTGTTGCCGCATGGAATTTTGTGATAGACTTAAACGCAGGTGATTATTTTGAACTGGTTTGGTCTACAAGCAATACAAACTGTGAAATTCAAGCCGCAGCGGCCAGCGGCCCTGTCCCCGCAATTCCATCCGTCATCCTGACGGTAACTGATAACATTAATTGAGGCATAGTTATGACTGTTCTTGCTCAACAACCTAAAGCACAATTCTTCGATGCTAACGGTAGCCCGTTGGTCGGCGGCAAGGTCTATACCTATGCTGCTGGTACGACAACACCTTTGCAAACGTACACTGATGCGTCGGGGGCTACAGCCAACACCAACCCAGTTATTCTGGACTCCCGCGGCGAATGTAACTTGTGGTTCTCCACAGCTTCCAGCTACAAAGTAGTCTTGGAAACTGCCGCCGACGTGCTGCAATGGACCGTCGATAACATTGCGACCTACGGCACCGTTGCCAGCCAGAACTCCAACAACGTGGCTATCACCGGCGGTACGATCAGCGGCGTCACAATCACAACGTCTACTATCACCGGCGACATATCCGGCAACGCCGGCACCGTGACAAACGGCGTCTATCTGACAGCGACGCAGACGCTGACAAACAAGACCATCACAGGTCTAGCGTCCGCGTCAACGGTCAACGACAGTCTTGGTACGCCGTATACTGTTGGCTACCGCAGCGTCCCGCAAAGCCTCAACACTACTGCTGCCGCTTCAGACGATGGTAAGCACTTGTACGTGTCTGCAACCACCACAGTCCCGTCGGGCGTGTTTGTAGCAGGAAACCAGTTCTTTGTGGTCAACAGCAGCGCCAGCACCGTGACGCTCACACAGGGTGCTGGAACGACGCTACGGCTTGGCGGCACTGCAACTACCGGCAGCCGCACCATCGCAGCCTACGGTGTAGCTAGCGTGCTGTGCGTCGGCACTGAAACCTTCTACGTCACCGGCAACGTAACCTGATAGGATAGGCCATGCCAATTATTGCAGCAAACATCATCCCTGCCAAGAATATGGAAAACGCGCAGACTACGCAGTATACGTCGCCAAGCAGCACCACGACTATTATTGACAAGTTCACGGCTACTAACTTCAGCAGCGGCATGGTCAACGTGAGCGTCAACTTGGGCGCGGTTGGCACAGCCACAGGTAACGACAACCTGATCGTCAAGACGCGGACGCTGCAACCGGGCGAGACTTACACCTTTCCAGAAATCGTAGGCCACACCCTGCCATCCGGCGGGTTTGTCTCTACGCTTGCGTCGGCGGCAGCGGCAGTCAACTTGCGCGCGTCTGGACGCGAGATTAGTTAATGAAGAACTTCCTACGCATCGCTGACGGGCTAAATACATCTTCTGTCTTACGGGAGTTAGTCACGCAGCCAGAGTTGTGGGACCAGAATACACTTCGCACCAGCCATCCTGACACCGCCCATGCGGATGTAAGCGACATTTGGCTGTGGTTTAACGCAATCCCTGACACGCCTGACGGCGTTATTAATGACATCCAGACAGTCGAGTACCCTGCGTGGGCGCGCCTGCCGTCGCTGCGCCGCATGGTGCTAGACCTGATCCACCGCGTTAACGGCGTCCAGCTTGGCCGCTGCATCATTACTAAGCTGCCGCCGGGCGGTGAGATTACGCCGCACGTTGACGGCGGCGCTCCAGCAGAGTTTTACATCCGCTACCAGATTGCGCTTCAGTCCCTGCCCGGCGCACTGTTTCACAGCGGCGACGAAACAGTTAACTTCCGCGGCGGCGAAGTCTGGTGGATCAATAATCGCGTAACACATTCTGTTGTAAATAACAGCGCAGATGATAGGATAGTCTGCATTGTAGACATCAGGAGCGCATAATGATAACGGCACAAGTTGAAGATTGGGCACCTTTTATTGAAGAAGCGCAACCGTTGCTACCTTTGCACTGGGAAGAATTGGCGCTCAACAAAGATAAAGTTCCGCTTGATCCGCAGTACGACCTTTACGCTGTCCGCGATAACGCCGGGCAAGTGCTAGTGGTGACGCTGCGCGAAACTGGCCGTTTAGTGGGATATTTTATAGGTTTTATTGCGCCGGGGCTGCACTACCAAACGTGCCTGACGCTGACAATGGACATCTTTTGGACGCATCCAGATGTGCGTGGTGGATTTAGTGGTGTAAAACTCTTTCGTTTAGTTGAAAAAGAGGCTAAAAGGAGAGGCGTGCATCGTATGTTTTACGGTTCCAAACTTCACAAAGACGCCTCACGGATGTTTGAGTTTTTAAAAATGGAACCTGTAGAGACATATTACAGCAAATGGATCGGGGAATAACATGGTCGCAGTAGTAGCCGGAGCGGCAGCATTAAGCGCAGGAGTATCCATTGGCGCGTCTAAAAAAGCCGCCAAAGCACAAATAACCGCGTCCAATACGGCAGCAGCAGCGCAGGAACGTGCAGCGGCGCTGGCGCTAGAGGCCCAGAAGACAGGTACTGCCGAAGCTAACGCCGCCGCAAGAGATGCCGCAGCAGCAGCGCAGCAAGCGCAGAATGAAGCCAACACACAGGCGCAGAATTTAGAGCGCCTGCGTTACAACGAAGCGCGTATGGCGGACGAGGCGGCGTTTACTGGCGCGCAAGCAGCTTCAGACAAGGGCTACGACACCGCTCAAGGCGCCTACAATACTTCATACGCCGCCGCGCAGGCGGCTGGCGATTTGGGCTACGACACTGCCTTGGGTGACGCCAACAGGGGTTTTGACACCGCGCTAGCCGACGTTAATAGGGGTTACGCCGAGGGCCAAGCTGCCACCGATCTAGGATATACCACCGCCCGCGGCGATTTTGAGCAAGCGTATCAGCGGCAGGGTGAGTTTCAGCAGCCGTTTATTAAAGATGGCCGCACCGCTCAAGACCAGATTATGCAGCTTATGGGCCTTAGCGGCGACGCAACCGCTGCCAATTACGGTCAGTACGCTAAGTCATTTGGTATGGGCGATTTTGAGCAAGACCCCGGTTATGCCTTCCGTATGTCAGAAGGGCTAAAGGGGCTAGATCGGTCGGCATCTGCGCGCGGCGGCATATTGTCTGGCGGCGCACTGAAGAACGTTACGCGGTTCGGCCAAGACTTAGCCAGCCAAGAATACCAAAACGCGTTCAACCGCTACCAGACTGAACGCGCTGCTCGCCTTAACACGCTTGGCGGTATATCCGCTTCAGGTCAGTCAGCGGCAAATAACATGAGTGGCTTTGCAGGCGCGCTTGGCTCAAACAACGCGGCAGCCGCTTTGGAGCGGGCGCGGGCGACATCCGCAAACTCTATAGGCCGCGGGACCACAACAGGCAGTATTGCTATGAACCGCGGGGCTGCGACGGGCGATATTGCTATGCGACGCGGCGCAACAACATCGGCAAATGCTTTGAACCTTGGCGAAGCAACCGCTGGGATCGGTCTGGCACGCGGCAACACGACAGCCACAAATCTTATGAACCGCGGCGCGGCAACCAAAGCAAACGACGCGGCGTATTACGGCAGAGTAGGTGGCCTTACACTAGACCGAGGCACTAACACCGCAAATAACGCATTCTATGTTTCAGACGCGGCGCAACGCGGCGCAGCAAACATAGCAAACGCTGCTTCGCGGAGCGCGTATGATGTCGGCAACGCACAAGCCGGCAATGCGATAAACACAGGTAACGCCCGCGCGTCAGGGTACGCAGGGACAGCTAACGCGTTTAACAACGCTCTCGGCCAGATAACGGGCTATGCCACCGCGGCGCCTTTGAACAACGCCATAATGGGTTACTACAACCGCACCAAACTACCCGTCGGTTAAAAAGGTTTATTGATATGCCAAGCCAAATTATGCCCACAGTAAACTTGCTGAAGCTGCCGGACCCAGCCGCGCAGACCGCGAAGTACGTCAACATGATGAACGCGACGCGGCAGCAGGAAGCGTCACAACGTCAAGCCGACATAGCGCAGAAAACGCTAGACTTGAAGACGAAAGAAGACGTGCGCGAAGAGGCAAAGCAAGGACCAACCTTAACTAAGATGGAGCAAGACAACTTAGTTCAGGCATTAAGCATATTCCGCGAAGGTGTAACAGACATAGCGGATGGTGATTTGGCGGCGGCAGAAGCGTTACGCGCTGACTTAGTAGCGCGAGTACCACCTTACGAAAAGTTTATTCTGCCTGCATCGCAATGGACGCCTGAATATAAATTTCAGTTAAAAACAACGGCTGAACAAGAAATACAAAAAACTATTGCGACGCCGACAACTGAAACTATTTTTGGACCTAAAAATGAAATCTTAGAGTTGACTAAAGGCGGCGCCCCCGGCGTCGCTGGTTTAAGGCCGGTATTAAATAAGCCTGCAGCCGGCACTACACCCACAGTCGCGCCTAGAACACCTGTTGTACCAACCGCGGCGCCAGCAACGCCACCGCAGATGCCAGCCGGTGACGGCGGACAGCTTGACGCCTTTCAGCAGGATCATGTTCGCCGAATGAAAGAAGAGTTGGGTATGACCAATACCCCTGCGTCCTTTACGCGCGGCGGCATGGGGCAGATGTCGCCTGACATGGTTCCCGCCATTATTGACTCTGCAATGAAAACTGGCGTCATGGCGCAGATCGACCTTGATCAGATGTTAGCGATGACGCCGCCGCAAGCCCGTCAAGGAATTGTGGATGTACTCCGCAGCAATAACGTTTCGTTGCAAGCTGACGCACCGTCGCTGGTAACCAGCGGAATGAACCAGCAGCAGCCAATGGCGCCTAACCCCGTAGGAAGACAGCAGTCGCAGTACGCTGTTATGCGCGGGCAAACGCCCCAAGCGTCGCTTGCTGATCTAGGCAGCGCGCCACCAGTGCAGAATACGCTGGCACAGACAAACGTAATGGGCCAACAAGCCTATGGTCGCAGTGCTTCGCCGACATCGCCGATCCCCGGATCGTCGTTGGTCGCACCGCAAGTGTTAGGTAACCAGAAAGCGGCTGAAACTGCTGGGTCGGAAAACGTTAAGGTCGGTACTGAGCCGCGTATTGTAGCGGGCACCGAACGCGCAAAACGGCTGGAAAAGTTGCGCGGTGAAATGCCAATCGCGCAGGCTGAAACGCAGACTTTGGTAAACAGTCTTACCGGACGGATTAACGCAATCGACGAGTATTTGCGTTCGGGTTCTCGCAACAGCATTATTGGTGCTGTTGAAGGCCGTATACCTAAGTTCTTTCAGTCCGAAACGCGTTCCGACGCGCAGAAACTTTACGATTACATCACGAGCAATACCGTTCTTCAAAAACTTATTGATGACAGGGGGCAAACCGAAACTGGCGGGTCCCCGCAGGGTGTTGTGTCCGACGCCGATTTAAAAGTAGCTGCACAAGCATCCACCAAGCTGACGCAAACAGGGTCAGAGCGTAAGCAGGAAATTGAAATGCAGCGTTTGCGCGACGAGTTGTACCGCACACGCGGCCAAGCAATACAAAAATACAACAATGTATACCGCGAAGTCATGAAAGAGGCGCCTGAACTTGGATTAAAAATTCGTCCTGTAGCACCAAAATATAAATCGGCTCCGCAAACACCGACAAGAGCTAAGTCCCTTCAAAATATTTTTGGCGGTTAAGGGTATTTAGATATGGCACCTGTAGCGTATAAAGAGAAAATCCGCGAAGCCCGCCGGAACGGTTATAGCGACGCGGAAATTATTAAATATTTAGCTGCCACCGATCCTAAAGTTAAGGATGCGGTAGACACCGGCTATAAACCTACTGAAATATTAAATTTTATTTCGCCGCCTAAAAAGGCAGCGCCGCGTAACCGCGGCACAGGTATTGGCGCTATAGATACTACGCTAGATGTCATTAACGAGGCGCTGATTGGCATTCCCGAAGGCGCGTACAACGCTGCGGCCATGATTACAGACCCTATATCAAGTCTGATTTTTGGTGATGACGTAGTAAAGCAGGCACAGACCCAGCGCAAGAAAGCTGTCGATACGGTAGCACGGAAGTTGACAACGCAGCCTCGCCCCGTTGCCCGCGAAATTGGGCGCATGGTAGGGCCGGTTGCAGGAGTTACGCGCGCCGCTAATCTGGCTGCCCCTATACTGCAAAAAGCGCCTGTGGTCGGTAACGCGTTGGCGCGCATTGCGGCAGCTACAGGTTCTGGCGGCGTAGGCTCAGGCCGCACCGCCGCGCAGACAGCCAAACTTACTCGTTTTCAGCGCGCAAAACAGCTAGGTGAGCGATCTATCGGCGGCGGCATCTCCGGCGCCACTACCGCAGGCTTAATGGGTGAGGATGTTTTGGAAGGCGCAGGATACGGCGCCGGGCTTCCCGTTGTGCTTAATGTACTAAAGCGCATCGGCAGCCCCGTGGTTGATTTTTTCCGCCCCGGCTACACTATGGCTAAAGGTAAAGCCGCTGAAATACTGCGCCGCGCTTTTGCGGATAACATCGACGCCGCCCGCGCGGAATTTGCAAAGTTATCACCAGACGATAAACGCATGGCTGAGCGGTTTCTTGTGGATGTCAAGATTGAGCCGCGTGCAGTGTTTGGTATTGGTAAGGCAGCGCAAGAGCAGACCGAAACCGGCGGTAACATAATGGGCCGTAAACTGGAAAGTGAAGCCGCCGCGCGTACCGCATCGCTGGTTGACATTTCCGGCGGCGCTGATGCGACCGCCCGCCGGCGGGCCATTGATTTGGGTCGCGGCGCGGTGTCGGCCACCACTACGCCACTTCGTGAAACAGCACTGCAAGCGCGCGGCCCGGTTGATGTCAACCCTATCGTGACCGCGTTGCGTTTGCAGGCGGATTCGGAAGGTATTAAAACAAGCGCAGCGCGTGGTGCGATACTAAAACTTGCCAAGAATATTGAAAACGGCGCGGATGCCAACGGCTTCATTAGCCCAGATAATCTATACACCATCCGCAAAGAAGCCGGCGACACTATTGAAAAACTGGTGTCATCTAAACAGCAACCTTCATCTGGATCAAAAAAACGCACGGCCAGTATTGTCATGGGCTTTAAAAATATTGTCGATGACGCTCTTGGCCCTGACTTTAAAAATTATCTGACGCGTCACCGCGAAGGTATGTCGGCTATGGATACGCAAGAGTTGGCGGCAGAAGCCGCTAATCTTGCAGATACAAGCTCAAATCAATTTACGCGGTTAATGCGCGGCGGGCGCGACGCAACCGTTGATGACGTTATGGGCCGCGGCACGAACCAGTACGACATTCGCAATTTGGAGATAACGGACCCCCGCCGTTATGCTGCGTTAACGAACGCGGCGAAAGATTTTGAAGCGTTAGACCGCATAGATGTTTTACGTAACGAAGGTGTAGGCGCTGCCGGCAAGGTTATACGAAACGAAACACCTAACTATATAACGCGCGGTTTTGGGTATCTGATGAATACGCCCGCAGCCCCTATCGCTGTAGCGGCTGAAGGCGCGCGCCGAGCGCAAACAGGCTACCTCATGCCGCGAGTGGAAAAAGAACTTGTTAACGCGTTCGCGTCCGCGCCGCGTATGGGAGAACTTATAGATACTTTTCCGGCGCGCCAGATAGCATCCGAAGAAGTTAGCCGCGCGCCAGCCGGTGTGCGTAATGTCATGGCTCAACAGTTTGGACCGACACCGACAATAGGGTCGGAGTATGGCTTTCCTGAATTTGAACCTGAGTCCGGTGAGCCGCTGGTAGACATTGATTTTTCGGAAGGTTATCCTGTACCGATATATGGCAGGCTGCCTAAAAATATGCAGTTCAAATCTCTTAATGCTATGAGGCGCTAACAATGGCTACTATCGACGAAACACAGGCCCAACTTAACACGCACGAACAGGTCTGCACGTTCAGGTACGAGAGCATCTGCGCGCGGCTGAAGCGTCTTGAAACCGTAGGTATGACCGCGACAGGTACGATCATTGTGCTGCTGATTGGCATACTGGTAAGCATCCTGCAAAAAGGTGTCTAAGGAGAGCGTATGCGCGTAGTCAGCTTACTGCTAGCGGCGCTGGCGCTGATGGGCTGCCAAGACCGCTACCGCTACGATTGCCAAGACCCTGCGAACTGGCAAGCCGAAATCTGCAAGAAGCCCAAGTGCATCGCTATGGGCTACTGCACCGAATGGCTAATAAATACGGGTGAAGAAAATGAAGCCGACTAACGAATGGTCGCCAGAGGAACTGCTGCGGTTCATCGTCGGCATCGTCCTGTCGCTGACGCTTACGTTTATCGTTGCGACTGTGCTATACTCGTTGGTGTTTGTATCGCAGCCAATGGAGGGGCAGTCCCCTAACGACGCTGAGTTTTTTAAGTTGATCAACCCGATAGCGACGTTCATTGTCGGCGCGTTGGCAGGACTGATGGCTGGGCAGGGCAGCGGCTCGATCAAACCCAAAAAGACAGAAGGAGAAGAAGATGAACTTCCTAAATAGTTTTGAAAGCAGACAAGACGGCGTCAACGATACCGTTGAGTTTGTCATCCGCGTTGCCATCGTCACGCTGTCTGCGGTTATCCTCGTTGTCGTGCTGGCGCTTGCCGTTGGCCTGTTTGTGTCGAACGACGTTGTGAGTAGCGCGGCTATTCTTGAGACGGTAAACCCAGCATTCCAGACCATCATTGGTGCCTTCGTCGGTCTACTTGGTGGCCTTAGCCTCAACGCCAATGCACGGGACAAAGAGCCTGAGCCAGAAACGCCGGCACCAGAGCCAGAAGTCGGTGAATTTAACAGCGTACCGTTGATCCGCCCTGTTGATTCTGCGCCGGTAGTAGAAGACGATGACGATGACATGGAGCCGTGGGAGAAGTACCGCAACGACCTACGCTACGACGCCAACGGCGACGGCGTGGTTGACGCCGACGATTTTCC